TTAGAAGTCGAGGTAACAAATGACTGACTACGACTGGTGGCTAGACAGAGAACTTTACAGATACGACAAAGAGAGGGAACAAGATGACTATCAACAACAGTTGGAACAACAGGAGTACGAACTTGACCAAGTACAAGCCGACGATGAGTGACTGGGCACTATGCGCGCTATTGGGGATTTGTTACGGAACACTGCTCTACCTATTCATAAAGTAACGGAGCCAAACATGAAATTTGCAGAGTTAAGGAAAATCAACGTAACCGAGAAGGTTGAGAAGAAAAATGGGCTTAACTATCTTAGTTGGGCATGGGCTGTAGACACATTGTTGCAACACGATCCGACCGCTACATGGGAGTACAAGCCACATCAGATGTGGGGCGACACCGTTATGGTGTTCTGCGAGGTCAAAGCATTTGGTGTCTCTCGCACTGCACAACTGCCCGTCATGGATCACCGCAACAAAGCGATCTCTAACCCTGACGCTTTCCAGGTCAACACAGCTATGCAAAGGTGTCTAGCCAAAGCTATCTCGCTTCACGGTATCGGGCTCTACATATACGCTGGAGAGGATCTGCCAGATGAAGATAAGCCTTCCGTAGACGACCACATAAAAACGCTCTCAGAGGCCAAAACAGTTGACGACTTGAAGGCAGCATTTACAAGTGCGTACAAGGTGTTTAAGAACGATCCTGAGGCTATTAAACAAATTGACGCAGCTAAGGAACAGCGCAAGAAAGAACTGACGGAGATCAAATGAGTCAGATTCTCTCTATTGCCAAGCAATCAGGGGTTCTCATCTCACACCGAGATGAGTTCCTGAAGTCGGTGGAAAGGTTTGGCCGGTTGATGCTCAACAAGTCTAAACCGCTAACGCCGACGCAGACGGCTTACTTAACTGCGCTCGACGACTGGATGTCACTCAACGATCTTGCAAACAAGTTTGGTTGCACACCACAAAATGCCTTGAAGATGATTCGTGCTCTGGAGGCTCGCAAGTTGGTAACGAAAGAAAAACTCTACAGGCAATCCTGGGCCTACTACTACAAGAGAAATCAATCATGCAAGAAATCGTAAAACGCACGATTCAACAAGCCATCAAATTGCTTGATGCGTCAGGCGTTAAGTACAAAATTATTGATCAGGACGGAAATGAGTTTGGTACGTTGACTACTTCCAGCCCTAAAAAGACAAACAAAAACTATGTGCATCCGCCTGGAACAATGTTTCGTTACTACCATCCCTTGGTTAAAAACATGCAAGTCGGTGATGTTGTAGTTATTGAGTCAGGTGAGTTCACAACAAAATCGTTGCAAGGTGCAATTACAAGCTGGGCAACAGCAACGTGGGGCAAAGGCTCTTACACAACTTGTGTCGTTGGATCAAGCGTCCAAATTCTCCGTTGCTTATGATCGAAAATAATGAACCTAAACACATTTGAAGAAGGGTTGCTGGACTCAATCCAGACCGAGCGTTGCAAGAAACTGCTCTGGTCTGTGATTCAACTGGCAGTCGATGATGCTTGCAAAGCACCCTACAAAACGAGACCGACAGACGACACGATAACCGCTCTTAGGTTCCTATTCGGAGACCTACACGAGTCTGGGCTCGACAATTATCTGATGTGGCTTGACGTTGATAGCAAAGAATTCAAGAGACGCATGGTCAATGCCATGTTCTCAGAGCGTCACGATAAGTTCACCGACTTCGAGAGACGAGCCTTCCGAGCTAACTACAACTGGTATTTGAGAAATGAGATCAATCCTAACGACTGAGACTGACCGTAGGAGGGTCATAGAGGCCATAGAAGCCGTTGAACTAGGCTACATGGTAACTATTACCAAACCACCTCGAACAGCGGCTCAGAATCGGTTTTATTGGTCGATCTTGACTGCCTGTGCTGAACAACTAATGGGCCAGCAATACACTCAAGACATCTGGCACGAGTGGGCTAAGACAAGGTTTCTTCCCTCTCGTGTTGTTGAGCTTCCTGGAGGCCAAGTAAAAGAGATCGAGCCTTCGACTGCTTCGCTTACCGTGTCTGAGTTTTCTGATCTCGTAGAGCAGCTCCTTCAGTACGCAATCGAGAAGGGCTTAGTCTGGACTGACGAGATGAAGGATGCTGAACTTGACTTAAGGAAGATCAATGTACTCAAACAAAAAGTTGCTTGAGGCTTGCAGGCATTTGCCTTGCGGATCTTGTTTCTGTGAAGATGGAACTGTAGTCGCTGCTCATAGGAACCAAGGCAAAGGTATGGGCATCAAAGTATCTGATGCTTTAGTAGCATCTCTTTGTTTTAAGTGTCACTCATACTTAGACCAGGGAAAAGAAATGTCTCGTGAAGAACGTCGAGACTTCTGGAACCAAGCCTACATAAACACGATGCAAGCAATGATCGAACGAGGGATATTAAAGGTGCAACATGGAACAAAGAACTGATGATTGGTTTAAGGCAAGGTTAGGGCATCTAACAGCTAGCAGGGCTTCAGACGCGCTCGCGAAACCTGGTACGGCTACGCGCCGTAACTACCAGATCCAACTTGTTACAGAGCGTCTGACGGGTTTACAGGGGGATTCATTCACTAACGCAGCCATGCAATGGGGAACTGAGCAAGAGCCCGTCGCCAGAGCAGCCTACGAAATCCATACAGGCCATTTCGTCGAACAGACGGGGTTTCATACCCACAAGTCGATAAAGTGGCTTGGAGCGAGTCCTGATGGCTTTGCAGGGTCTGGTCTGATCGAGATCAAGTGCCCTAACTCAAACACTCACGTTGACTATCTTTTAGCTAAGGAGGTTCCCACTAAATACAAGCCACAAATGCTCACTCAAATGCTCGTGACAGGTAGAACTTGGTGCGACTTTGTGTCGTTCGACCCAAGGCTTCCTGAACATCTACAGTTATTCGTCGTTCGTTACGAGCCAAAACAGGAAGAGCTAACCAAGATCGAGGCTGATCTAGTTGCCTTTCTCAACGAAGTTAATCAAATGGAGTTATCGCTATGCCAAAAGAACTAACAGGAAGTATCAGCAAGAACAAGAAGAAAGAAAAGGATGTTCACCCAGACTACCGAGGTTCAGCAATGATTGGCGGGGTTGAATACTGGATCTCAGGATGGGTTAACGAGGGTTCCGACGGAAAGTATCTGGGCTTAAAGTTCCAGCAGAAAGACGGGGAAGCTAGACCCGCTAAGACTAACAATGACGAGGATGTGCCATTCTAATGTTAAGCGTTCATCACCAAACCATGTTGAAAAAAGCGTTTGCAAAGCGTCCTGCAAACATTTCCGATGACTCTCCGGTCTTAGAGAGGGTCATTCACATCATTAAGTCTGAGGCTCCTGAGTGTTTCTGGAAGCCTTCAGAGTTGGAAAAACGGAGGTTCTTCAATGCACCACGGCCAGGAACTCCTCACGAGGATGCGGTCTATCCGTTCCCGAAAGGCTTATTATGAGCAACTGGAAAGAGTTAATAACGAATCAGACGATGAAAGATCGCTTCAGACCCGTAGAGGAAATCTGGAGGGAACGCGGCTGGATTCCACCATCAACAGAGTGCCCAGACACAATGGCAAAGCACAAAGCGTTTAAGGAGTGGTCGATCCGTGGCATCGTGGATCAACCTTATCAAACAAGTTAAGTCGTCTGATGTTGAGGAGATAACGGCAGCGTATAACCAAGCGTTGCCGTTTGTCGTTCAGGACTGGGCAAAGATGATCTTAAAGTTAGCTAAAAGCAAACGACTTCCGATCATCGAGAAGATTGACAGAATACACGGTGACAAGATCGGCCAGATGGTGCGAGACGAAGTTACTTCGCAGCACAAAGATTTGCGTAAGCCTGCAAAGCGTTAAATTTGACAGCTACTTGGTCAGCTTCTGCCGCCATTCCTGTAAGAGTTTCTGCACACGCTCGGAAAAGTTCGCGCTCTGTGGTTCCATAAGTTCCGGTGCCGGAGGCGGTATTTTTGGAGGCTGCTGAACTACTGGCAATCGCGTGGCGCAACTGCTCAAGCTCAGACAGGTTATCAGTAGCAATCCTAGCAACTTCACGTTTCGACTGTGCATATTTGACCTCTGCTTGGTGTTTCTCTGCGACAAGACGTTGTTCGGTCTCTCTAGCTTGCTGCTCTAGCTCGATGATTTGGTTTTGCTGCTCAATCATGGCTTTATCTAGAGCAGACTTGCCTATACTGCGACCCATCCAGGCGGCAGTGCCGTGTGTGAGAACGAGCGTAACGATAAAAGCAACGAGCCGCCAATCAGTCATGCTTTCATCCCTATGCACTGTCGATATTCGTCTTGCCTGCGCTTGGTGAGCCCTGCAAGCGTCTTACCTTGGAACTTGTCCCATTTCAGTAATTCTTTACAGGCTCCAGCGTAATCCCTGGCCTTTAGCTTCTTTACCAGCGTTGATTTGCAAGCAGCACCTGATCCTACGTTGTAGGCCCATGAGATATAGGCCTCCCATTCGTGCTGGTGCAATGGTACGTCACCGATGCAAGCCTTCATCTCTGATTCAAACCGGCTTACATGCTCACCAAGCCTAATCAATGCCCTAACCGGATCGGTCTTGTCTGTGGGCTTGACGTTAGTAGCGTCACCGAATCCGATGGTTAGCCGGTCGCCTTTGACAGGGATGATCGGACGGTCGGAGTAGCCTTCATGAACAGCAATACCGATGAGGGCCGCTGCACTTAGTGATAGTGTTGCAATGGCTCTACGCAACGGCTTGACCCCTAAAGTACGCTGTTCCCTCGATAACCTCAACGAGTTCAGGAGGCAAGAGTAGACCATCTCGGAAACACAAGACAGCAAAGCCTGAACACCAGGGAACGGGATTGTCCTCGATGTAAGAAAACTGACCACCATCAGGATCAGCGAGCATCCCTGTAGATACGCCGTATCTACGCCCTCGATAGTCACCCCATCCTTTAACTTCTAAAAGATGGGTATGCCCTGAGACCGTAGAAATACCTGCTTTCAAGGTGTTGTTGTAACCGGAGTGGATACCTGAATGTTGAAGTCTATGCTTAATCATGCAGATGTCATTGACCATCACTGACCAACTGACAGACCACTCAGGTAGATGATCTTTAAGTGTCGTTCCTTGGATACCTTTGTACTCAGGAACAGATCCAGCCAATCTTTTGTCAAACCGTATGTCGTGGTTGCCTGTGGTTCGATGCAAGAAAGTACCTAGACCTTTACAGGCCTTGACGATCTGATCCATATGCCACTGAACTGCTTCAAGTTCATCGCGTAGGCTTGTGACTGGCTCCCAGTCCATAGGGCCATACTTGGAGATAGTTCCCCCGTCGAGAATATCTCCGTTTGCGATAATCGCTTTGGGCTTTAGGGTCTTGATGAGTTTTAGGAGAGCATTGAACCCCGCGGAAGGTTCTCCAGGCATGAAGTGAGCGTCAGAGAATACGATCACATAGCCTTCAGTTTCTAGCGTCGCTCGTCTACGATTTTCGGGTAAGGTAAAACGAGCGTCTTTTGTAGGAAGAAGGATGTTGTATTTCTTCTCGATTGCCCTTCGTCGCTCGTACACATTGCGAAGAGTAAGACCGATACGGTCTGAAATCTTAGTTGGGCTTCCTAGTTCTTTCCAGACTCTGATGAACTCTTCATCTTCTGCCTTTTTTCTCACTCCAAGCTCCGCGCTCTATGCTCTGGATCATCTTCCTGGGAATCACCAAAGACTGAGCAATTGCGTCGTCAGTCAATGACTGACAAATTTTCACGCCCTGCTTGGTCTCTGCTAATAAAAAGCCTATAGAGACAACAAGCGGGACTTGAAAGTCCTTGGCTTTCTCTGGGCTATCACCCCAACCCAAAGTGTCGTGGCAGGCATCTTCCCAAACTACTTTAACTATCGGAAGATTGTGCTTCATTCTTCTTATCTTTTATGGCATGGAACCATTTCCAGACAAGCCATCCGGACTGTAACACAATGTAGAGCAAGGTAGCAACTGCCACCCATTCATTCAGAGTCAGACCGCCAACAGTCACGGCTGTTGTGATTGCTACAGGAGGAGCAGCCTTTGCTGCTTCTACGAGTACGTCCGACTTCTGTTCGGGTGTCATGTCATCTCAATCCAATTAACACTTGATTCGTCCCATTGATACATTTTACCGTCAGTTGGCATTGCTACGGGGGCCTCCCAAAGACAAGAACCAGCGTTTAGCCCCCAACTAGCAAAGGGCTGCGGAGGGATAAAAGCATCCCGCACTGCATCATAGGTGTAACCAAT